ACACGATGGCTCAGCAGTGCCCGCACCTGATGATGCTGTTCGATTATGTCGGGAGCCAGACTGGCGATACCTGGTGGGCGCACTTGACCCGCACAGGTAATCAGACCGACGAGCCTTACGCGACGGCAAAGGCGAAAGCCGAGGAATACAACCTCGCTGCGTGACCTAGTTACGTTGTCGATTGCACGTGCTGCCGGATGCCAGCTGATCATCATCATGGGTTTGAATCCCTACGATCCGAACGACACGGTTGCGGCTCGTAAATACGAGAGTATCGACCATGGTCTACGTGAGAGCTGGGGTCCAATCAGTTACGGTCACGGTACCGACCATCTTCAATTCGGCAGCTGCGCAGAACCTGACGTTCACCGCGGCAATTGCCAGCACGCCGACAGCCGCCACCGCGATGGCAACCATTGTCTATCCCACCACCTTGTGGGTTTCGGCGCCGATACAATGGGGTGGCTACGCGAGGTTGAAGATCACCGCTGACGGCAAGCCTAAATATTCACCCTACCCTTATCCGGACACTGTGCGCCCAGCGGGGGAGGTGTTTCGCGTAAGCACCAACGATGGCTGCTACACGCTGCCGGAGAAGGGTCGCTTCTGGCCGGTCACGACACTGAGCGGCCGCTCGACTTTCCAATTCTTGGAAAGCGACATTGAGGGCGTCGCACCCGCACCGGGGGCACCCAAACCCGACGGATATTCACCGCCGCTGACGATGACCCTTCAGCCGTGTGGGTTGCCGGTGAACCGCGGTTGACGGCTCTTTCCTCGCTGAGTTCTGATCTGGCCGCGTAGTCGCTCGAGGCATGAAGCGCCTCGAGCTCACCCCCGAACTGATCCAGTTGATCAAGGACCGCGTCGGCCCCGACGTGAACCTCGATGGGATCGCGGTGTTCGAGAGCATCTCGCTCAACAACAAGCCGCTGCCGGGGAAGAAGGGGACGCTATGGGAAGGGGCCGTCGCGAGCCCGCTGACGCTGCGCCAGATCTCCGATCACATCAACAACGGCGGCCACATTCCGCTGATCTCGGATCACAACCTCTCCGATGCCCCCAAGGGCCGGGTGTTCGACGCCGGGCTCGATTACGCCACCGACGGCTCGTTCGAGCTTCGCACGCTGTTCTATCTTGACGCGACCGAGACCGAGCTCGCCTCCAAGATCGACCAAGGTTCGATGGACGAGGTCTCGATCTCGTTTCTGCCGACTTCATACCTCTGTTCGGAGTGCGACTTCGACTATCTCGGCGAGGGCGCGAACTTCGAGAACATCTACACCCGCACCTGCAGCGAGGGCCACACGATCGGCACGGACGGGGTTCACGTCCGCATGGTTGGCCTCGCAAACCTCATCGAGCTGAGTCTGGTTGCCCGCGGTGCAGCGGCAAATCCTAAAATCGTTGGCCGCTCCGCGTCAAAGCTCGCCCCTGCATCCGCGCAACGCCTCGCAGCTCGCGGTTTCGAAATCGACGGCCTGGTCTGTCAGGCATCAAGAGGAGAAGACCTAGTGGACGTTTCCAAGCTCACGGCCGACCTGATCGACGCCAAGACCAAGGTCGGTGTCCTCGAGGCTGCGGCTCAAAACCATGCGGCGGCGCTGACCGCGGCGAACGAGCGCGCGACCGGATTTGAGACGCAGCTCACGGCAGCGCAGGAGCAGATCGCCACGCTCACGACCGAGCGTGACGATGCACGCAAAACCAGCTGCGCGAAAGACGCCGAGACGGCGGTTACGTGGCTGACCGCCTCGCTGACCAAGCTGCTGACCGCGGCCGGCAAGCCCGTCGAGAACCTTCCGACCGACGTTGCCGCGCTGACCGCGGCGATCGACGCCGAGACCAAGGGTCTCACGGCAATCATCCCCGCTGGTGGCGCCTCCGAGGCCGGCACCGGCTCGGAAACGGACGAGACGCCGAAGGCGAACTTCTCGGCCTTCAAGACCCGCAAGTAACGGAGACCCGACATGCCTTATGATCCCCGCAAAGTTGTTTCGTACGGGTTCCCGCTCGACGAGACGACCTTCACTTACAACATCAGCGGCACCGTGACGCAGGACGACACGGGCAAGGCGATGACGTTCGACACCACCGCCGACAGCACGATGAAGCTGGCCGGCGACGGCGATCCGATCGATGGCCGCTTGTTCTCCTACGAGGACCGCACCCAGCAGGGCGCCGGCAAGACCGGCGGCGTTGCGCGGCGCTTCAAGGAGAAGCTCCCGATCAAGGCGGGCCTCACCGGTGTCAACGCGGTTGCTCGCGGCGATACAGTGGTCGGTGCCGGCAATGGCGAGGTCAAGTCGCTCAACGACGGCAGCGCCAAGATCAAGGACCACACCCGCAACGTCGTCGTGGCGATCGAGGGCACTTTTGCCGTCGTCGAGTCCCTGTAACGAAAGGCACCCAGAAAAATGAACGACAATCTTCTCGAGATCGCCCGCAACCGCAAGCCGGCGGCGGAGGTGCTCGCAGGGCTCGATGACAAGAACCCCGCGGTCAGCCTCAACGCCGGCCAGACGCTCGTTGCCGAAGCGAAGAACAACGGTCTCTCGCTGCGTGACTACCTGCGTCTCGCGATCGACCCGAACAAGGGCGAGTTCAAGGGCTCGGGCCTCAACGGTTACGAGTGCGCGCTCGTGCATCTCGGCCTGCCGTTCAAGGACGACATCGACTCCGGTATCCTCCTGCAGGCCGCCGGCGAGACGTTCCAGTTCCGCCCCGGCACCCGCGCTCTGTTCCCCGAGGTCATCGACGACGTCGTCCAGTGGAAGTATCGCCAGGACGGCATCGAGAACGTCCAGGGCATGCTGGCCAACAGCCGCGGGGTCAACGGCGTCGAGCTGATCACCAACGTGATCGACGACAAAGCCGAGGACTACCAGCAGACCGGCGTGATCGCCGAGGGCTCTCGGATTCCGATCCGCACCCTCAAGTCGACCAACAAGTCGGTGACGTTCTACAAGTTCGGCGGCGGCTACGAGCTGACCTACGAATTCGAGCGTCGCGTCAGCCTCGACGTCGTCACGCCTTATGCGAACCGCATCGAGCGTGAAGTCCAGATCGGCCAGGTCGGCACCGTCACCGATCTCCTGATCAACGGCGATGGCGTCAACGGCGCCGCGTCGGTTACGAACGCCTCGATTCTCGGCGCGACCTTCGTCGACCATGCCGCGATCAAGGCCGGTCGCATGAACTGGGAGATCTTCCTCAAGTGGTTGATCACCCGGGCGCAGGCGGGCGTGCCGGTCGACACCGTCGTCGGCAACTGGGACATGCACTTCGAGTGGGAGCGCATGTTCGCGACGCCGAACGCGGCCAACGGTCCGACGCTCGTCGAGGTTCTTGCCAAGGCGGGTGTGCAGACCGCGATCGAGAACCCGCGGTTCAACGCGCGTGTGAACTTCCAGGTGTCTTCGGCCGCACCGGCCGCGAAGCTGATTGGCTTCATTCGCGGTGAGACCGTCGAGGAGCTGAACGAGAACGGCTCCGACATCGAGGAGTCGGTCCGCGCGATCGAGAACCAGAAGGTTCGCTACGTGAAGACGAAGAACACCGGCTACCGGCTGGTCTTTGCCGACACCCGCGACATTCTCAATCTCGACGCGGTCGACGCCGCCTAAAACGGCGAACTGACTTAGTCACTAGAGAGCCCCGGGTGGAAACGCCCGGGGTTTTTCTATTGATACGGTGAAGCACGGTTGCGGCCACACTCATAGGCTCGACCCGACCACTGGGCATAGGAGACCCCATGAACAAGATCACCGTCCAAACGACCGGCAATTTCATGCTGGTCGACCCGACCAACCGCTGCGAGATCGCGGCGCGCGGCCCATCGACCGTTCCCCATACCGCGTTCGTGACCGAGCGCATCGAACTCGGCCAGCTCGAGATCATCGGCGATGCTCCTGAACGGGAAAATTCGACTGCCTCCGAGGGCGAAACCACCCTTGATGTTCCCGAACGGGATAACGACGGCGACGGCCACGACGACAAGACCGGCAACTTCGTCGAGGGTAACAAGGCGGCTCGCGGACGCCGCGGGCGCGGCAAGTAATGCGCGCGGGGGAGGCGCTCACCCAGCTCGTCGAGTTCACCGACGGTGCTCCTGACGGGGACATCGCTTGGCAGCTGCTCGACGGCACGGGTGCCAAGCGCGCCGAGGGTAGCGTCACCCCCGAAGCCGGCAGCGCATCGGCAGTCATCGGCGTCAGCGGTGACTACAACGACATCGAGCCCGACGTCCTCGCCAGCCCGCGTGAGCTCCAGTGGAGCTACACGGTTGCTGGTGTGATCCGCCGCGGTCGTCTGCGCTATCGGCTCGAGATCTATCTGCCGTTTGGTATCTCGGAAGATGGTGTTCGGCGCAAGCTTGGGCTCGAGACGCACGAGCTTGAAGACGAGAGCATCGATCTCGTCGATGCCTATAGCCGCTTCCGTGAGACTGTTGGTGTGGATGCCCTCGCTGCCACCGCCGGCGATGCCGCACTGCGGGCAGGCCATGCGATCGAGGCGATGTGCGCGATTGGGCTCATCCCTTCGCTGCAGATCAAGCTCGCCGCCAAGCAGAGCTCGGGTACCGATCAGTTCCAGCGTTCACGGATCGACTGGGAAATGGTCAGAGCCGAGCTCGAGGCGTTCGTTACCGACGGTATCGCGGCCGTCTCCGAGACGACAGCCACCTTCGGCTCGCTTCTCATCCCCGTCATTCGCGACGATCCGGTGACAGGTAGCTAAACAACTGTTACAGGGCGGGCATGATTGAACTGCTCGCCTTCGCCGCCGCGGCAACGATGTCGGCGCCCGACCGTCACGGCTGTTATTCCTTGATGGATATCAGAGACAAGAGCATTGAGCGCGAACGTCGCGCCATGTGCAACATGGCGTTTCCCACCGAGGTTCGTGAGCTGGTCAGCTTCCGCAATGTCCGCGCCGCTGGCCCTTACATATGTGGCGAAATGAACGAGCCATGGGATCGGGGAATGAGCGGGTTTCTCCCCTTCGCGTGGCTCGACGATCACAACTGGGCCCAGAAGATCCCGGGAGGATATGCACTCTCGAAGAACGGTGACCGGCAGTATACCGAGTTCGCCGACAACGACATCAGGCGGGCTCAACGCCGCGGCAATGCGGTCGTTGCCGCGGCCTACGTGCAGAGGAAGGTCGCGTTCGAGCGCGAGGCGCGCGAGATGTTAAGTGCCTGTGCGCCGTAGCTCAACACCGATGGCGCGGTAGTTGCGAACCTGGGTCTGCCCCATCGGCATGACCTCGAAATCCACTGACACCAGTTCGCTGATGACCGAGCCGTCGTCGGGGTCGCGCAGAAAGATCTTCTGCTTCTCGCCGAAGCGCTCGTGGATCATATCGATGATGTCGGCCTCGAGCAGCAAATTGGCGTCATCGACAGTCGACAAGGTGATACCGAAGCGGATGATCCATAGACCCAGATTTTCATGGAGATTGAAGCCGTTGACGCCGAGCAGCGTCTCGCGCGGCAGCTTATCTTCGTCGTCACGGTTCTCCCAATCCCAGTAGCGAATGGGAGTGGTGGCCTCAATGTCCTTGACCAGATCGTGCGTCGCACGAACAACCGACTTGTAGAGGGTGCTGTAAAGCTTCCGCATCAAGGACCGGTGAACCATGGCGGTACACAAGACCAGACCAGTTCGACTGCGGTGGACGTTCAACTGGCGCACCGGGGCAAGGACGCGTACGCCGATCCGCGGCTTCGGTATGGCCCTCGTCGAGGACGTCGCGATCAATGCCACCAACGAGATGTGGCATGAGATCAAGGCGAAGGTCGAGAAGCAGGTTGGCGTGGACGCCTTCCGCGAGATCAGCAAGATGGCGCGGCTGTTCAAGCAGTATAATATCGGCATCTCAGGTGATCGTACCGGAGCCTACGCCCCGAGCCCTCTCACGCCCGCCTCGCTGTTCGCGAGCGGGATGTCTGGCATTGCGCGCTACAAGCTCGGCTCGGGCCGGGAGGGTCACTGGCCGGCGCGCAAGCGCTCATATCTGCTCCGCAAGTCGAAGCCCCCGCCGCGTGGCGTCGGGCACCAAAAGTGGTTTCTCCATAGCGGGCTGCTGTCGAGTAATGTCGGGTCAGGCAAATTCTGGACCAGCGTGTTCGGTCCCGTGAAGGTCGACGTCCACCGGCCCGAGCACATGAGTGTCGGGGATCGCGACCGTCAGGCCGAGGGACAGATCTCTCGACAGGCAAGGGCCTCGTTCAACGCGCGTTTTCACGTCGGAGCGCCGTCGACCTCCGGCCACGTTCTGCGCGTCAACATCGCCACCGTCCGTGTCGCAGCCATGGAAGATATCACGGCGCACATGCTCCCCTCGATCCGTACCGGCAACGTCGAGGACTATGCCGATGACGGCCGCGAGACGGGGCTCATCGGCAAGTTTCCCAAGGATGTCGCGTACCGGCTCGGAGGCAATCGCAAGTTCGTGCCCTACCGTCACACCGTTGAGCCGTTCCTCGGCTTCGTCCTCACGCGCGCCATCCCTAATGCTGTTGCCCGGCGGCTGCAGGACAGCCTTGGATCTGACATCAAGTTCGTTCCGGAGACCCCCGGGTTCCCGCGCCGCAGCAAGTTCACGCGCTAACCCACAGGGCGAGCTACACCGGCAACCGCGGTCCACCGTAAGGCTCTTTGGTCAGAACAAGGAGCCACCGTGTCCAACCGCACCCACCGGAGTTTCACGCTTCGCGTTGAAATCGATTTCTACCTCGAGCTTGCCGAGAAGGCGCAAGCCGAGGGCATTCCCCTCAACCAGCTCGCTAATCGGCTGCTTCGGCTCGGCCTCGGCAAGCATATCACGCTCGACAGTGCGCTCCGCGCTCTGCTGCTCGAGCGGGTGGTGAAGGCCCCCGATGTGGCGGTGCAGGCATGACCGCGAAGATCGAGCGTCCCCCGCTTACCGTCACGGTCAAGCAGGACGATGACACTGAGCACACGATCAAGCTCACCTACGGTCTGTTTCAGGATCTGCAGCGGCTGATCCCGGACCCGGCCGCGATTGTCCAGACGATCACCACGGATCCGTACACCCGTGACTACGCCGTCCGGCGCTGCATGACGCCGACCAAGAAAATGATCACGGACCCGGAGAACGAGCTCATCCCGGCCGACGAGATGCCGATCGACGATCCGGATGAAATCGACAAAATCCTGCAGTGGGTGGTGGGTCACATGCTCTATTTTTTCGCCACCTCGGCGGGCGGCCTGAAGCAGCTGGGCGAGCTCTTCAAGGGAACGCTCAGCCTGCCGGAGGAGGACCAACCCGCCCCCTCGACGACTGGTTCTCAGAACTAAGCTTCGAGGATAGCATCTGCTGGGCGTTTGAGTGCGACGAGGGTGATCTCGACGAGCTCTTCTGGCGCCTCAGCTTTTACGAGCTCGTTGCGCGCGTGCGGTTGAAATACGGCCAGCTGCACGCAACGGCGATGTGCCACTACCAGAGCTTCGCCCTGGTCGTCAGCCAGGCGCTTGGTGGTGACAAGAAGACGTCAACACTCAAGAGCGACTACACAGACCTTGCCAAGGCCCCGTCGTTCGACGCAGCACTGGCGAACATCAACCAAGCGCTGAGCTATGGTTGACCTCATTTCGCGGGACGGGCTTTTGGCGCGGGCATAAGCAGGGCCCGGCTTCGGCAGCGAAAGGAGGTGATCCAAACATCTCCCGGTGGCGGCATCTGGCCGCCAAGGGTCTGAAGGGGTGCCGTCCACCACGAAATCCGCCGGTGGTGGACGGCAAAGCCACAGCCAACCCGTGAAAAGCTGCCCCCTCTCCGGTTGAGACCGTTGGATGGCGACGACAGAAATTCCAGTCCAGACTGCGGTCGACGGCAAGCAGATCGTCGACCTGTTCGACTATGTCGAGCGTCGCCTCAAGACCATCGAAAGCGCAATGGCACAGGTCGGCAACGTCGCCGAGGCATCCGCCAAGCGCTTCAAGAGCGAGATCACCCAAACCCTGCGCGACTTCAATCGCGCCCAGTCACAGCTCGACAAGTTCGAGCGCTCGGTCCTTGCCCAGCAGCGCAAGCCGGTCACCGAGACGATCGACCGCCGCAACTTTGGCCGGCAGGTGCGCGACGCGGACCAGTACAATCGCGGCATCAAGGAAGCGATCGGTCTCAACGACCAGCTCGCCGCGCGTATCAACCGGGTCAATGATGCGATCGCCGCGCGCGGCCGGGTCCATCCCGCCCAGCGCCAGATGCTGCAGGTGCTGGAGCAACAGGTTGCGGCCGTCCGTCAGCTCGAGCGCAGCTACGACAGCTTGCAGGCCAAGGCGCGACTGAGTGGCGGCGATTTCACCCGCGAGAATGCCGCCGTGCTTGCCGCCCGCGGCAATCTCAGTCAGCTGATCCAGAGCCGCGGCTCGGCACCGGCGATTGCTCAGGCCGTGCGCGAGCTGCAGGATGCACAGGCTGCGTTTGGCAACAGCATCCGCGAGTTCCGTCGTGTCCAGCTCCAGACGATCCGCGAAGCCCAGCAGGGTCTTTCCAGTGACAAGGGCGCCGACCGCGCACTGCGCTCACAGCAGCTCAAGGCCGAGCTCGCGCTGACCAGCGATATCAGCGCGGTCGAAGCCCGGCGCATCGCCTCGACGACCCGCATCAACGAGCTGATGGCCGCGCGCGAAGGACTTTCGGGCAAGGACCGTGTCGCCCAGAACGAGCTCATCCGTGAAGAGATCGAACGCAATCGGCTGATCGATGCACGGATCGTAAAGCTGCAGGCGGAGACCGCGGCGCGGACCAAGGCCGATGCCGAGCTCACTCGCAAGGGTCTTGCCAGCGACGTCGCGCCTGATCGCACGCTCCGCCTCAACCAGCTCCGTTCAGAGCTGCGCGGTATCAGCGACATTGCTGCGATTGAGACCCGCCGTGATGCTTCGAACGCACGGCTCAACATGCTCATCGCCGAACGCAACCTGCTCAACGGCAAGGACCGCATGGTCCAGAATGAGCTGATCCGCGAAGAGATCCAGCGCAATCGGTTGATCGACGAGCGACTGATGAAGCTTAGGACGCAGGCTGTTGCCGAAGAGCGCGCCGCGGCGCGGGGCACGCGCACGCCGGGTGTGTTCGGTGCCACAGGGCTGTTTGGAGTGGTCGCGCGCACTGCCGCCTACGGTGGCGCCGCGCAGGTGTTGTTCGGGATCCAGAACACGATCCGCAGCGGGCTGCAGTTCACCGTCGAGTGGGAAGACGCACTTCACAAACTCGCTGCGATCGCCAACGCGACGACGCCAGAGATGGGGCAGCTCAAGCAGGCCATTATCGACATCGGCAAGGAGTCGCGCTTCAGCCTCGTCGAGCTGACCGAAATGGGTGCCAAGCTCGCGCAGGCCGGTGTCTCGGTCTCGGGCATGAAAGATGCGCTGCGAGCGGTGTCGACGCTGGCCGCGGCCTCGGGCTCGACGCCGGCTGAGGCGGTCGACCTCGTCACCGCCACGCTCGGTTCATTCCAGCTGCAGGGCAAGGAGACGGCGCGCGTTGCCGACCTCATGACCACGGCCCTGAACCGTACGCGCTTGACCGTGCAGCAGGCCGCGCTCGCGATCCAGTATGTCGGTGCGACTGCCTACGAACAGAACATCTCGCTTGAACAGATGATGTCGACCGCCGCGGCGCTGTCGCAGGCCGGTATCCGCTCGGGTTCGACGATCGGCACCGGCTTCCGCCAGTTCCTTGTCGATCTTCAGGCACCGACCGAGAAGCTGCAGGCTCAGTTCAAGAGCCTCGGCATCACGATGGCTGACGTAGACGTCAAGACGCGGGGCCTGCCGGCCGTGCTCGAGACGCTACACGACAAGGGCTTCGGCTCGGCGCAGGCCTACGATTCGATGGAGAAGCGCGCCGCCGCTTTCTATCTCGTTGCCAAGAACAACCTGCCGCTGATGAACGAGCTGCAGATTGCGTTCGCCGATCAGGGTGCAGCCGCGCGGGCGCAGGAGCGCGCGATGGGATCGCTTGCCGCGCAGTGGCAGCGCTTCAAGAATGTCATTGGTGAGAGCTTCGCGGAGCAGGCAAGCGGCATTCTTCTCGTCTTCAAAAACCTTCTCAATGAGATCAGCGGCGCGCTTGAACAGACGCGCAAGATGGCGGCAGAGGGAAAGAACCCGAGCGGTCCCGTTGCAGCGCGGCTCGCGTCTTTCGAAGAATGGGCACACCCGGCGGTCGCGGATAGCCTCGAATACTTCGCCAACGCTTTTTTGAGTCCGTGGAAATACGGGTCGGCGAAAGATCACGGCATCGGCACCTGGCTGCGTAACCTCGGCCGCGACACCAACGATGCCACGGGTCAGATGACCCAGCTCGAAGCGGCCATGAACCGCGCCAACCAGAAGACGGCCGAGCAGCGTGACACGGTGAGCGCGCTTGATAAGGAGATCCAGCGGCTCGTCACCCAGAAAGAGTCGCTGCGCGGTAAGGAACAGCTGGTCACCGCCGAGACGGTGAACCTGATGTCTCGCTTTTCAGGACTGTCGGCGAACATTCAGGGCGCGACTGGAGACATTGAGGGGCTGATCGGTGCCCTCGAGCGGCTCAAGGTCAAAGAGAGCCAGACGCTCATCGACAACATCAACGCCGAGATCGGCACCGTGCAAAGCCGTCGGCTCGACGCGCAAGCCAGTCGCGACGCCGCGGTGCGGCAGATTCGCAGCACCGGCGCGCTGATGAATGCCCTCGGCCCACGCGGGCGGATGGCGCTCGACCAGCTCGGCGGCGCGAACGGTCGGGTGGCCGCGGACGCACTGCTGAGGATTGCCGAGCAGCTGCAGAAGACGAACGCCCAATGGGCGAGACTGGTCACGTCAGCCGCGGCCAACCAGCAGAGCATCTTCAGCCTGCAGGGACAGCAGGGCATCCTCCGCAGCGAAGCTGGACAGCTCGCCGCGGCGAACACGCCGTTCGGCCAGATGGTGGTGCACAACATCACCGACATCAACGGCCAGCTTGACCGGCTGCGCTCGTCGGAAGGTCCGGACCGCAAGCGGCTAACCGACTGGCTCAACAAATGGCTCCCCGAGACAGAGAAGGGGATCAACAAGAAGCTCAGTTCGAAGACGCTGACGCAAGAGGAACGCAATTTCCTGCTTGCTGGCCTGCGCGACGTTGCGACTGCTCGCTCGCAAATGAACGACATCCTGCGGCCGTCGAAGGCCGAGGAGCGCGACGCGGACAGGCAGGCGCAGATGCTCAGCTTTGGCTCGCCGGTCCGCGGCACGCCGCGCATCACGAGCGGCATCGGACATCGCGCGAGCCCCGGCGGGATTGGGTCGACCAACCATCAAGGGATCGACATCGCCGGCAACCCTGGCGACCCGGTCTATGCTGCAGCCGACGGCGTGGTGACCGAGAAGACAGGCTGGAACGGTGGCTATGGACTGATGATCGAGATCGATCACGGTCTCGGCACCACGACCCGTTATGCCCACTTGAGTGTTATCGACGTCGTCGCAGGTCAGCAGGTAGCCAAAGGAGAAAAGATCGGTCGCATCGGCATGACCGGCAACGCTACCGGGCCACACCTTCACTTCGAACGCCGGCTCGGCAAGAAGATCGACCGCAATCCGCTGAGCAGACAGGCGCCGGGGAGCACCGCGGACATCTCCGATCGGGCTCAGCGTCTACAGGAGAAGGAAGAAAACCGCGCTGAGCGCGAAGCTTCAGCGCGCGAGCGGTTCGCGATGGGGACCGCTGAACGTACGCTCGCCAACGCCCTCAAGCAAATGCGCTTCGCGACAACTGACGAGCTGTTCGCGAGCGGTGAGGCTCAGGTCAAGAGCAGCCTTGATGCTTGGGCCGACCAGCTTCGCAAAACCACCGAGGCCGATCTCGATCGCACTAATGCCACCGAGGCCGAGCGCAAGGATCGCATGCGTGAGGTTGAGGAGCGCATTCAGCAGAAGCGTGAGGAGGTCGAGAGTCAGGTCTTCGATTATTTCCTCAAGAGCATCGACAAGGCGTTCGAGACGATCGAGCTCCGCACCAAGAAGATGCTCGAGCCTTATGAACTCGGCGTCGCCCTTGCGCAGGGCCGTGTACAAGGACTTAGCGCACAATCGCTGCAGGGCCGCGTGCCTGATTACGTGCAGCAGACGGCTGAGCGACAGGCCGGGTTTGCGCAGGAGAATCTCGATCAGGCGCGGTCAGTCGCGCTTGATCTGGAGATCACGCAGAAGTACGCCGCAATCCAGCGCCTGACGCAGGAACTCAGCGCCAAGGCTGGGACCGCGAGTCAAGCCGAGGTTGATGAGGCGAACAAGAAGCTCACCGAGCTCAATGTCCAGGTCGCCACTCTCGTTGCGCAGAAGGCTCAGCTCGATGAGGCGCTGAACGTCGGTAGCCTCTTGCCGCAGGGCTTCAACGCCAACCTGCAGATGGCGATCGAGAACTATCGTGAGGTCCATCGCCTGACCGCGTCGTGGTCGGAGATGATCGCGATGAACCTCACTGATGCGATCGGCACCGCCCATCAGTCTTTGGAGCAGTTCCTGACGGATGCGACGTCGGGGACGATGACTGTTCAGGATGCCTTCCGCAATATGGTGCTGAACGTCATTAAGTACTTGCAGCAACTGCTGGTGAAGATGATCGCCGTGAAGTTGATGCAGCTCGCGCTGTCAGCGTTCGGTGGCAGTTTCAAGGCCCCACAGACGAGCGGTTTTAGCGTCGGTGTCAGTACAACGAATACAGCGCCGCTCACCCCGACGTCGACGCTGCTCCACGGCGGTCGCGTCAAGGCTCTCACTGGCCGCTATATCCGGCACGGTGTCCCCAATCGCGATAGTGTCGACGCGCGCATTGCCAACGGAGAATATGTCGTTCGCAAGAGCGCGGTCGACAGTGTCGGCGTCGACTTCATGGACAAGCTCAACGAGCGCGGTTCCGATGCCGTACGCTCGATGGGCGCCAAGGTCGTCGTCCCGCCACCGGCGCGGCAGGAAATGAACGTCTATGTGGTGGCTCCGGAGCAGCAGCCGCAGATGGGCCCGAACGACGTGCTCGTGACGATTGCCAACGACATCTACAACGGCGGCCCGACCAAGCAGCTCATCCGCCAAGTCAGTCAGGGAGGTTAAGGTGGCGGCTTGGGATTTCTGCCCGAAATACATGGTGCCGCGGACCAAGCCTCCGCAGGCCAGCCCCGTCATGACAATGAACGGCTGGCCGTTCTCGTCACGTCCCAAGGTGCCCTATCAGAAGACGTTCGTCGTCAAGCTGCAGGGGATGTA